GATGTCGCCATACAATACCGCCGTATTATCGATAAGGCTAATGATCTGGCTCTGAATCTCAACGGGGATGATTGAATCCGTATTGCCTGTGGTGTGCGTGAACTCGGCACGCTGCTCGATAAGGTGGTTCTGAGCTGCGCGTTCCACGTCGGTGAGAGCAGTACCGCCAACGAGCTGGACGCCCGAACGCTCGGCGACATCCTTCACCCACGCTCGGGTTGCCGCCGCGTCGTAGTCGGTCACGTCGTAGGCATTGCCAACGCCGACAACATTGGCGGAGCGCGCCAGCGGAACGGCATCCACGCGACGGGCGGTGCCGTTCTCGATGGCTGCGCGGGCGGCTGCGACGGTCGCGGCGCGGGTCTGCGCGGTCGCAGTCTGCTGTGCGCGAATCTCGTTGATGCTATTCGTCAACTCGGCCATGCGGGCGGCGTCCTCATCGGTCGGCTCGGCGTCATCGGCGGAATACTTGTCGATGAGCGCCTGGAGCTCTTTCAGCAGGTCTTCAAGGTTCATGTTTGTTTCCCTTCTAATTGGTGGCGATTGCCATTACTGCACGCGCCTTTACGAGCGCGTTCTTGCGGCGCACGTGCTCCACGTGCGACTCCTCAATCACTCCGTTGAGAAGGTTTCTTGCACTTATTTCGGTGTTCGGGTCAGCAGGAAGGCTGACTGCGGACACGTCATAAATCTTCTTGACGCGCGTGATTGTCGTGGTATGCGTGTCTCGGTCGTACTCGGACGCGCCGATGGTGAACGCCCACGACATGCGCGTAACAAGGCCGTTGTCGATTTCCTCGAATCGGTTTCGGGCGGCTTCTGATTTCGAGAGGTCGGCGGCCATGAAAAGCCCGTGCTCGTCGGGCTCGACGATGAGTGTGCCGTTCGACTGGCGCGCCAAAACGTCGCCCACATGGTCGAACTGCATGATGATGTCGCTCATGTCGGTATCAACGAATGCGTCTGGGCTGATGACCTCGCGGTACTCGGTGCCGTCACAAGGGTCTTGCCAAAGGACGTATGGATCATTGAACGTCGAAGCGTATCCCTCGACGTAGTAGTCAGATTCGATGCGCTTCTCGCGCTTGCCGCCATCGGGCAGGCTTCGCAGCAC